AACCAAATGACAATCAAGCAAATCAAAAAGGAACTAAGGATAAAGAATGCTGACATCGCTAAGGCTTTCGGGTATGTTAATGCGAATAGTTACGCAACGTCAACGGCTAAACCACGGCTGCAAAAGGGGATTGAGTGGCTGTACGAAACGATTAAAAACAACGAGAAATGACACCACTAACAGGTAAAGCAAAGGAAGCTTTTAGAGCGTATTACGTTGACCAATACCAAGAAGGCACATTTCGACAATACGAATGGTTCAAAGACCTACCAGAATCGTTTATGTGGGGTGCGTATCAAGATTGGGCTGATAGTTTGGGGTATGAATTATACATAAGCAAAGAACACCCCTTAGAATACTTTTGGGCGTTATGTGATTTACTGCGCAGTTTTAATGAAGGCGTATGTAAAACCCGTCAAGAAGCCCGTAACGCATCGATTGAGAAGTTGAACCAATTAATTAACGAAGGATGAAACAAGAACACAAAAAAGCATTGAAGACGTTGGTATTCGCTCAGTCATTCGTTGAGGCTCTTGACGACTTCGGAGGGTCAACCGCATTCAAACACCAACTAAAACAAAAGGGGTTGTCGTTCTGCAAGGAGATGGACAAGTTTCTCAACACGGTCTACGAGAATGGCTCAACTGACTCATCGTTAATCAATTTGGTTGAGCGATGTCAGCAAGCTATTGACGAGGTTATTATTAACGAGGTGGAGGTAATCGAATGAAAACACTAGCATACATCTACCTTGCAATGTGCGTATTGCCTTTAATCGTTAATTATGAACCCGAAGAACGAACGGAATCACCAACGGAATCACAACCCGAAATACTGTTCTGGTGTGACTGTGGAGCGAAATACGACTGGAGAACTAAACCACTAACTAAATTAAACTAATGAAGTACCACGACAACCCTGAAATACGTTTAGAAATTGACGATTTGCTGCGTCAAAACGCAAGCATACAAGCTAATTTAGGCATTGAACATTCAAAGAATAGTGATGAGCGGAAGCAAGCAAAAGCACAATGGCGTGAATTGTTAAAAAAGATTCGTAAACTTGACGCGGAATTTGCGCGTGTAGTTGAGTTACAAGAATAGACTAAACCCCAAAACAATGGCAGTAAACAACTTTCGCCCACGGATTACCAAAGAAGAGTTTGAGATAATCGAAGCATGGCGCGAGAAAGGTCATTTGCCCGAACTATTAGAGCAATGCAAAGCGGCAGGAATACAACTAAAGGACGTTAAGCACTACTGGCACAAGTCCGAGAAGTTCTCAATCTTCGCAAAGAACGAAGGGGTTACGTTAGAAGAACTATTCGAGCCGATACTATTAGACCTTCAAAGTTACAGCCCAAAGTTTGACACCATTAAACGGTCAAAGGTAACTGACCCTCATTGCTTGATTATAGACCCTGCTGACGTTCATGTTGGCAAATACGCGACACTATCTGAAACTGGTTCACATTACGACATTGATAAAGCTGTTAAGCAAGTAGACGAAGGCGTTGACGGTATTCTATCTAAGGCGTTCGGATTCAACATTGACAAAGTGATATTTGTTATCGGGAATGATTGCTTGCACATTGACACGCCAAGACGAACGACCACAAGCGGAACACCGCAAGATACAAGCGGAATGTGGCACGAAGCATTTATAGCTGCAAAAGAAATGTACGTTAGGGCTATTGAGCGAATACTACCCTATTCAGATGTTGAGATTATCTTTAACCCATCCAACCATGATTATATGAGTGGCTTTATGCTTGCTCAAACAATCGAAGCGTATTTCAGATGGTCAAAGAATGTGACGTTTGACGTTAGTATTAGACACCGCAAGTACACGAAATACGGGGTTAATATGATTGCCACAAGCCACGGAGATGGGGCTAAGTTAGACCAAACACCAATGTTGATGGCAATGGAGCAACCGCAAATGTTTGCTGATTGTCCGTTTAGGTATATCTACTTGCACCACATTCACCACAAGCAAACGCATAAGTTTATGAGTGGTAAAGACTTTATAGGTGTAACGGCTGAATACCTTAGAACTCCATCGCCTTCGGATTCATGGCATGACCGTCAAGGCTACGTTGGAGCGAAGAAAGCGATTGAAGGCTTCCTACATTCATTTGAGAACGGTCAGGTTGCAAGGTTAACGCATCACGTTTGATTCACTAACCATTGAAAAAGCATCTAACGATTCTATTGTGATACAATTTAAGCTATATTAGCACCGTGAAAGAACGCCTATGCAACCAAGTATTAAACGACCCTTCGCTAAACTCTTTAGCGTATCGCTTAGTAGGCGAAGATAGAGCCGACTTGATTCAGGAACTTGCGCTGATAATATGTGAGAAGGATGATTCAGAACTTGAAAAGCTATCGCAGTATTTTAACTTTTGGTGCGTTCGTGTAATGATAAACATGACAGGAGCAAGAGGCAACTTCACCAAACTTTACAGTAAGAAGTATATCAACGTTGAGGACTTGAACTTTGATAGTGAGCAAGAATACGATGAAAGCATTGACGAACTACTAGACAAGGTTGAAGACATTCTGAAAGGCGTGTATTGGTATAAACGCGACCTGTTTAAGTTATACGTTCAATGTGGCTCACTACGCAAGGTTGAAGGTGAAGTGGGTATAAACTATTCAAGCGTGTACAATACGGTACGAGAAGTTAAGCAAACTATTAAAGACAAGCTATGATACTAGAAGCAATGGCAACGGCTGTGTTCGCAATGGCTGTAACACAATTCACAAAGAGAATACAGATTAAGCCTTTTAACTGTGAGATGTGTATGACGTTTTGGATGTCGTTAATCGTATCTTTGCTAACGTATTCATATCCGATTGAGGTAGTTACATTTGTAGGAATTGCAGTATTCACCCGTCAAGTACAATGGAAGCTATGGGCAACGATGTTTTAAACACGGAAGAACTGGAGTTCATGGCGGTCAACGCTGATGAGATTAAACGCATGGCTTCGGAGCAATGGTCAGGAACTATGCCAATGGACAAACGTGCAATCTATCAAACCATCTTTTTAAAGGTAGGTGGTCGGCAGGAGGTGTGTTGGACTTGCGGAGGTTCACTCAAACAACTAGGCAAACGATTAGAACAATGGCTTTAATTGCTCTTTGCTGTTACGATACAGAAGAAAACAATCGAACCGAGTACACCAAGCGAACGATTAAATCGTTGATGCAGACGGTTAACATGGCGAAGCATAGAATACACGTGATTGACAACGCAAGCTGCAAAGCAACGAAGCAACTGTTGAAGGACTTTGAACCATACATAACCATACATACCAACGGGCAGAATCTAGGAACGGCAAAGGCTATCAATATAGCATGGCAAGAACGTAAGGAGGGTGAGCATTGCGTTAAGATGGATAACGATGTAGTGATACATAAGAAGGATTGGTGCGATGATTTAGAACTAGCCGTCCAGTTAGACCCGTCTATCGGAATCGTTGGATTGAAACGTAAGGACTGTTGGGAGAATCCTAACCACGAGAACCCACATTACCGTTCGACCCTTGCTTTACTCGGAGGCGTTAATAACCGTTGGCTACCGATTGAGAAGGTCAACCATGTTATGGGTACGTGTCAGATGTTCAACAGCGACTTGCTTGACAAGATAGGCTACCTTTATCAACCTAGACTTTACGGATTTGATGATGCGTTAGCTGCGGTTCGTTGTCACGTTGCAGGTTTCTACTCTTGCTTTATTCCTTCGATTGAGATAGACCACATTGATACAGGCGAAACACCCTACCAAACTTGGAAGGAAAAACATTCGGGCGAAGACATGAAAGCGTATAATGAACTAAAGAATGCTTACCTTAGTGGTTCAAAATCAATCTATTCAGAAGCCAATTACTAATGATAGTATGTACTAACATCTACGCACCTAACGAACAGACTAATCAAATGGTCAAATCATTTGAAAGGTTCGGCTATGAGATGGCAATAACAAACGCAGAGTTTCCATACGGGCGCGTGTTCAATAACCTAGTCCAATTGTACCGAAGGGCGGCAACAGGTCACGATACATTCATCTATTCGGATGGTGGTGACACATTCTGCCAACGTCCTTTTACCGTGCCTAACGACAGGTTGATATGGTCAACGGAAAAGCAATGTTTTCCGCATCCTCACATGGCTAACGAGTACCCTAAACCAACCGTCGAAACACCGTGGCGATACTTGAACAACGGAGGATATGGCGGTTCACTTGCTTTAATGATTGAGTTCGTTGATAAGTACATTGGTAAGCTACCTATGACAGCTAACTGTCAACTTGAAACTATGGTAGCTTTCATTCAGGCTAAGAAAGACGGGTTTCCGATTGAACTAGATTACGGCTGCGAACTATTCCAAAGCATAGCCTTCGACCCCGTTAAACCATCTAAAGGCAAACGAATAGACAAAGCTTCATTCTCCATTCATCAAGACGATAACGGCAACCCTAAATACGGAGGTACTGACTTCTTAATACGTAAAGGAAAGGTTGTAAACAAACTAACCAAAACAACGCCTGCTATCTTACACGGTAACGGCAGAACACCTATGCAATGGATTTACCAATTATAGTACCTTGCTTTTTCCATAATGAGGAATCTCACAGGCTTTTAGACATGGAAGATTCTTTGGGAATAAACCTTAGTTCTGATATGGATACGGTGTACGACATCAAGAACGTGTACTTCTTTGATATAGCTTATGCCTTTGAACACCCCAACGGTAAAGATACGATGATAGGCTCAGGTGTTGAGGACTTCCGTTCACCAATGAACATTAAAGAGGTTTTGAAACTACTCAAATGATACTAAGCACAGGAGACTTTTCAGTTGAGGTTAAAGAGTGGGAACGCAACGCACATACAAGCGGTGACGTTATGCCAATAGGTACGCCACGAATTAGAATGGCGGCTGTCTTAAAGCAAATCAATCCAGTCAATGGGTTTTTAATTCATAACACGGCTATCATTGGAAGCAGTACGCCAATATCCGAAGGGCTTATTATGTGTCCATACTCGGTAATCACAACCAATTGCAAACTAGGCAAACACCTTGTAATGAATCTACATAGTGACATAGGACATGATTGTACTATTGGCGACTACGTTACGCTATCTCCATCCGCAAGGGTATCGGGCAACTGTAAGATAGGAAACCTAGTCTACATCGGTAGCAATGCTGTAATTAAGGAAGGCGTATCAATATGCGATTGTGTAACCATCGGAGCAGGTGCGGTTGTATTGACTGACATAACTGAAGGTGGTACCTATGTTGGTGTACCTGCAAAACAAGTAACGAAGTAACGCTATTTAATGAAGACACATATAATTAGTTCTAGTATTATGGTGTTGTTTTGTAGGGCGTTTTTTTACAATCCATACGCAACAGAGATAAACCAAAATAGAATGAATGACTTTATGAACAGATACTATCCTGACTGTACTGAAATATGGTATAGTGTAGAAGATAGTTTGTTCAAAATTAGGTAGTAATGCCAAGACCAATGAACTACGAACACACAGAAGATATGTTTACCGACTTCCAAGAGTTCGCGGAATCAGTAAAGCAGAATCCACGTATCAAAGTTGAGTACGTTGGTAAGGATGGTGAACGAGTATCTACACCTCTTGAAAGACCTTTAACCATTGAAGGCTTTGAGAACTATGTCTTCCAAAAAAGAGGGTTTAGTATTCACGATTATATGTATTCGTCTGATGAGAGGTACGCCCCATTTTCGACAGTCCGTTCGCGCGTTAGGCAACAAGTAAGGCAAGACCAAATAGAAGGCGGCATGGTAGGACAGTACAACGCAAGCATTACGCAACGATTGAACGGGCTAACCGATAAGAGCGAGGTGGTACATAAGGAACAGCCCCTATTTCCTGACGAGCCTAATGTATGACGTTCATCCGAACAACAGCGATAAACAAGATACGCAAGCTAACCGCGCGTAAGAAAGTAATTCAGGGCGGTACGTCAGCAGGTAAGACGTTCGGAATACTTCCAGTGCTTATAGACCTTGCAACCAAGATAGACCGTTTAGAGATTAGCGTAGTATCTGAATCCATACCGCACTTACGTAGGGGCGCAATGAAAGACTTCATCAAGATAATGATGGAGACAGGGCGTTACCTTGACAGCCGTTGGAACAGGTCACTACTCACATACAACTTTGGCAACGGTTCTTACATTGAGTTCTTCAGCGCAGACCAAGAGGGTAGGCTAAGAGGTGCAAGGCGCAACGTTCTATACGTCAACGAGGCGAACAACATTCCTTTCGATGCGTACCATCAATTGGCTATTAGAACAAGTGGCGACATCTACCTAGACTTCAACCCGACATCCCAATTCTGGGCGCATACCGAAGTGCTACCCGATAGCGATTCTGAACTACTTGTATTGAACTATCTTGATAACGAGGCACTACCCCAAACGATACGCCACGATATAGAACACGCAAGAGAACGAGGTAAGACTTCACCGTATTGGGCTAACTGGTGGAAGGTGTACGGCTTAGGTGAAATAGGCAACCTACAAGGCGTAGTGTTTAACAACTGGGAACAATGCGAGAAGATGCCTGATTCGTACAAATGGAAGGCATACGGCTTAGATTGGGGCTTTACTAACGACCCCACCGCAGTAGTTGAGGTATGTGAGTTTGATGGTAAGCTATGGTTGAACGAGATACTATACGACAAAGGGCTAACCAATTCAGATATAGCTGATAAGATACAAGGGTTTAAAGGTCAGGAGTTCATAGCTGATAGCGCAGAACCTAAAAGCATCGAAGACCTACGCAGACATGGTTTCAGAATTAGAGCGTGTCAAAAAGGACGGGACAGCGTTAGAGCAGGTATTGACAAAATGCAACAATACACTTTGATGGTAACGAGTAATTCCGTTAATTTGATTCGTGAACTACGCGGCTATGTATGGGCAACGGATAGAGCAGGCGAACAAACAGGAGAACCTATTGATGATTTTAACCATGCTATTGATGCTTCGCGTTATATCATAATGGAAAAACTACGAACAAGGTCAGGACAATACGCGATACGATGAAAATAGGTATAGTATCTAAAGGCTCAGGAGGCGTTGAATACCATAGACTACTCAAACCGTTCAGCCTATTGAATGGCGAACACGATGTAACGCGCTGCGAGGGCATTAGTTCCGAGGCGTTCGACTACGGCTTTGACGTGGTGGTGTTCAATCGTATGTTACCAATACTCAAACAGAAAGAGTTTATATTGCAACTTCGCAAGCGTGGCGTGTACGTTATATGCGACATTGATGACCATTGGATTCTATCATCGAATCACGTAGTTAAGAAGACGGCAGACGCATTACGTAAGCAAAGTATCGAGGCGTTAATGTATGCTGATGAGGTGTGGACTACACATGAGTTGCTGGGTTCGCACGTTGATAAGCTGAATAGTAACTGGTATGTGATACCGAACGCGATAGACCCGAATGATTCGCAATGGCAACCAAAGACCAAGTACGGCAATCGCATAGGATGGGCAGGAGGTATTACGCACTTTCACGACCTTATGCTAACTAAGGACGCTTGGATTGATACCGTTCCTGTTGTGTGTGGCTTCAACGACCAACCCGAATGGAAGCGGTTAGCTGATAACTTCAAAGCTGATTACATTGAAGCATTGGACGTAAACAGTTACGGTCTGCTATACGACCAGTTCGATATAGCTATTGCACCTTTAGAAGATAACAAGTTCAATAGATGCAAGTCTAACCTAAAGATAATTGAGGCAGGTATGAAAGGGCTTCCTATATTTGTACAAGATATTCACCCCTACACCGATGACGCTGAAGGTATTTTTAAAGTTAACAACTGGAATGAAGCTATCAGAAAGGCAGAAAGCATGGGAGTTGAGGAAATCACAAAGTCAGGTATTGCGCTTCGTGGCTACGTATTGGAAAACTACGACCTCAACAAGGTCAACGAACTTAGAAAAGAAAGGCTATGAGTGACCCATTTGTAGAATCTGTTATTGCTAAGTATGCTGAACGTTCAAGAGTAGGTATTGAAAAGTACGGAACTACATTAGAACGTAACGACCTATCTTTGTTGGATTGGCTTAACCATCTACAAGAGGAGTTGATGGATGCTACGTTGTATATTGAGAAGCTAAAGAAAGAAAATGAAAATTGAAGTACCGTCTTCTTGGGAATCAGTAACCCTAAAGAAGTATCAAGCCATTAACGCCCTGTTAAAGGAATCAAAGCAACGAGGCGAAGCATTGGAAGGAACGCCAAAGGAACTGCACGACTACAATACGGAGTGTGCATTGATTAGCTTAATGACTGATACCGACATGGATGAGATTCTAGCACTTAACCGTTCTGCTCACAATCAGATAATGAACGTGTTGGCATTTCTTAAAGACCCGATTATCGGCAAGATTAAAACTAAGGCGCGTGTCAATGGTACGCGGTACTACTTTGAAAAGGACGCAAGCAAGATAACAGGAGGACAATGGATTACGCTCATGCACTTCCTGCAAGATGAGAACAAGATAGACGAGAACCTCCACAACCTTATCGCGTGTTTCGCTTATGAGTACCATTGGCTCAAGCCAAAGTACAACGGTAAGATTCACGAATCAGTTGCTATTCATATGCAGAGTTTACCTATCACATTCGTCAAACCATTGACCGATTTTTTTTTGTCAAGTTATCTAAAGTACGCGCTTCGTATAGCACGCTTTTCGGAGATACTGGGGAGAGTAATCAAACGCAGGGCGGAGCGAATGTTAGCACGTTCCAATCAAAATACGGATGGCTCTACACCGTAGACAGTTTGACCAATGGTAGACCCGAACTATGGGAGTTCTACTTTGAGATGAACATCATTGAGTTCTTGAATAGGTTAGCGTATCAGAAAGCAAAGGGTGCGTATGAACGTCAACAACAAAGAAAGGCTTAACGCTATTTAATAGCATGGCTTTTACCAACACATCGGCAGCATTACGACAAACGGGAGGATTGATTGTGCAGCGTCTATCACAAGGGCTGCAACAAGACAATTCAATTGCATCTGGTGAACTGGATAAGTCAATCAACTTCAACATTAAAAGCACTCAAAAGAAGATTGTACTTGACATTACAATGCTTGACTATTGGGGCGCGGTTGATGGAGGACGTAAGGCAGGGAAGCAACCCCCGATTGATAAGATACTTGAATGGTTGTCATATCCAAACGTGCGTGATAAGATTAGATTCGGGCAGAATGATTCAGCGTTTAGTGAATCAGAAAAGAAGTCTTTAGCGTTTCTGATAGCGCGTAAGATAGGGCGGCAAGGAACGAAGGGCAACAACTTTGCTACAAACGTTTTCACCTCATCGCTGATAACTAAGGAACTACCCGAAGTAATACTCAACGCGGTTGCTGAAGATGCTGATTTGATATTAGCCGACTTGCTTGATTCATTCAGCTAAAAACATTTGAACCTTAAAGCTATTTAATAGCATGGCGGTAATACTTGCATCTCAACCACAGGAATACGGATTAGCTTACAACGATAACCCGTTCGTGTTCTATTCAACGGAATACTACCTACAAGATAGCCAACGGTTCAAGGTGATTATACTTCCCGATGGATGGCCTGTAACGCCTCCACTTGCAACCGTTCGCGTGTTTCCGCGTGTTGGTGTTTCATCAATTGGTTCGGTGTTTCAGAATCGCGCTTATTACGACCCTTCACGGATTCTACAATCGCAGCTTGAAACTAATGTATCTATTCCAAGTGCTAACCACCCTACCATATTCTCCAATTCAAACATGGCTCAAAGTTACGGGCTATTCATTCAAGAGGAACACAAGGTAGGGGGCGTTTATGTAACGGGTGCCTCAATCATTACAGAGGTCAAGACGGTATGGAACGGGGTTAGAAACAAGGTTGATTGGCTTTCGTTCGTTTATACTGATTACGATATGAGCGCAGGAACTGGCAAGAAGTTCTTGACCGATGCTCCTAACGTTCAGTATATCAATAGCAATCAAAGCGCGTTCCTTTATTTCTTGGCAACTCAGTCAGATATTGTCCAGTTAGTAATTAAGTCTTATGACGTTAATGGTTCAATAACTAACGGATCGGTTAACATATCAGGGTTATCAGGTACTTACGGTTACGTTGCGTGTGGAACATACGACATAGAGAACTCCGACCCTTCAGCGTGGACTGGTGGCAACCCTGCAACCATTCTAAATAACGCGGTGTACTATACGGTTAATTTGAAGGGGTTAACATTTGAAAGCGAAATATTCAAATTCTACATTGATTCAAAGTGTTCAAAGTACACGCCTATTCGTTTGCATTGGCTTAATCGTTTGGGTGGCTTTGATAGCTTCAACTTCATCTACAAAAGTGAGGTTGACACAGATGTGAAAAGGTCAAGCTATCTGCAAGAACATCACAACTTTACGGGTTCATCGTGGGAGTACAACAAGGCAAGCCGAGGCAATACGGTTTACAACGTTGAGATGACAAGCACAACAAGAGTAAACACAGACTTTCTAACCGATAGCGAAAGTGAATGGATGGAAGATTTGTTTACTTCTCCTGTTGTCTATCAGGAACTAAACAACGAACTGATTGCAGTTACCATTGACGGTAAGAACATCAAGCGTCAAACATCACTCAACGACAAATTAGCGCAGTATACTTTCGATTTCACGGAAGCATTGGTAAATACTAGACAACGTGGCTGAGGTATTAATAGAAGGTTATAGGTTAGACGTTAAAGATGGGCTTGATTTCTCATTCAACTATTCGATTGCAGATGTACGCGACCCGAATAAGAGAAGCACGTCCTATTCAAAGACTATCAAGTGCCCGTCTACTAAGGCGAATGACATTCTATTCGGCAACATTTGGGAGATAAACATAGCGAACGCATACGACCCTACTCTATCAAATGTCAATGTAAACTTCAACCCAAACAAGAAAGCGGAAGCAAGAGTAGTACATGATGGCGTTGAGGTTATGGTAGGCGTGGTTCAGCTTCGTCAGGTAACTATTCAAAACACTAAACTTGAATATGAGGTTGTTTTCATTGGTAAGCTAAAGAACATATTTAGTGAGTTAGGTGATAAGCAGCTTAACGATGTTGAGGCTATTGATAACGACAATGATGGCTTTGCTGAGACCTTTGTACCTTACATTGACTTCAGCGACCTAGACCACTTTCTAACAGAACCCGTATTAACCGCAAGTTGGAACAATACAAGCGGCTACACCTATCCGATGATTGATTATGGGTTAGCGTTTAACTACGACACGCAAGGAAGAAGGATATACGATGTAGAAGACTTCCGACCTGCGGTATTCCTAAAGACGGTAGTTGATAAGATATTCGACTTCGCAGGGTTTACGTACACATCAACGTTTTTTGATTCAGCACCTTTTAATAAGCTGATTGTTCCGTGGTATAAAGAATCGTTCACGCTAACGGAAGACCAAGTAACGGCTAGGCAATTTACAGCGCGTTCAACAAGTGACTACGACCTATTCACGGAAACACCAACCGTTGAAGTGATTAGCGGCACTTCTTACGATAGGTTCAAATTGGCGTTTGATGACTTGAACGACCCCAGTAACCTTTATGATGATACGACCTATCTCTATTCGCCTGCCACTATTGGCTACGTTGAAATGTTCGTAGACTTAGACTTTACCATTACAAGAATTGCAACAGGTGGTTCATTTGTTGGTGCGATAGACTGCACCGTGATAGTTAAGAAGATTTCCAATTCAGTTGAATCAATCGTTGATGGACTTCAGACATCAATTAACATTCCGTCAGGTCTACCTATTGGCTCAACATCAACTACGACAATACAATGGTCTTCAATACAAGACTTGCTTTTCGTTGGTGATGTGGTATGGGTTGAGATTGTATTCAATACACAACAGTTAGACTTCTTAAACACATCAAACAAGTTCTCATTCAACATGGACACGGGGGCTAACCTATTCAATCAGGTAGCTGAAGAACAAGTATTTGAAGGTTCAAATGTTTACATGAATAACTTTGTGCCTGACATTGGAATGTCTGACTTACTGTTATCAGTATTTAAGATGTTCAATTTGTACGTTACGGTTGACCCGTTAGACGAAACGAACCTTATAATTGAAACACGAGATACATACTACAACGGTGGAACTATACGAGATTGGTCGCATAAGTTAGCAAAAGACCAACCAGTTATAGTTAAGCCTTTAGGATTGCTTACTGCTAAAGAGTACATCTACACGTACTCGGATGACGGTGACTACTATAACAAACGCTTTGAAGATTTGCGCGGTTATAATTACGGGCGTTCACGTACCGAAATAGACAACGACTTTATCAACAGTACAACGAAGGTTGAAATCGACTTCTCCCCCACTCCATTGGTCAACGATGGCGTAACGAGCCGAATCATTCCAAAGGTTTACGATGAAGACATTTCAACTGGTGCAAAGCCTGTTGATATGAACACGCGAGTTCTATATTTTGACAACACATTAGTATCTAATCCATCTTGGATATTGAGATACAACGGTGGAAACAACACCGCGCCAAAGTCAACCTATCCGTATGCAGGACATTGGGACAACCCTATCACGCCTTCATTAGATTTGAACTTTGGAATACCAACACAACTATTCTACACAGAGAACGGTTACACGGGAACGCTACAAGTTACTAACGCTAACCTAGTAAACGTCTATCACAGGGGCTATCTAAACGAGATAACTAACAAAGATTCAAAGGTGCTAAGTGCATCGTTCTACCTTGACGCGTGGGATATTGCTAAACTAGATTTCCGTGACCAAATACTGCTAGATAATAGCTACTGGAGATTGAACAAGGTAACTGACTACAACCCGTTCAAAGAAAGTTTGACAAAGGTCGAGTTGATTAAGGTGTTAGACGTTATTCAAACACCCGTTGAAACGTTTAGACTAGGTGAAAAAGGTGCTGATTCGTATGGTGAAAAGCTACCAGTTACCAATATCAAAGAGAGGCTAGGAAGAAACCTATTCAACCCGTTTACTGGAATGGTCAACGGAACAGGAAACAAGGTAAACGATTCAGCAAGTGCGTTTAAGATAGTAGGAGATAACAACTACATAGGTTCTGCGAGTAAGAATGTTACTATAACAGGCAACAACAATCAAGTATTGTTCGGTGCTTCAAATGTGGTACTTATCAATTCGGATAATGTTGTAGTTGGCGAAAGTGATGTAGTGTATTTAAACAACTATAAGCAAGTCAATTGCAGAATACAATGTGCTTCGTTGACAATTGCAAGTGCTGACGTTCTGCAATTGAACTCAACACCTAAACAATTTGGTATTTCAGTTCCTTCAGGATATGCAGCGCGTATAATTTCTTTAGATGGTAAAATAGTGTATGGTTCTTCAACTTACGCAACAAATGGTAATTTAGTTGTAAGATGCGTTGGAACTTCTTCTCCGCAGGGTGGATGGACTGGAACGCAATTTCTATTTGCAACAACATCGAGAACATCAACAGCAACACTTACATCAGGCACAAGCGCAACGTCTAATCAATTGATTGACGGGGCTGATTTAGAGGTATTCGTGGAAACAGGCGACCCGACCGCAGGGGATTCCGAAATTACCGTTACAGTTCTTTACAGAATAATAAGTGTATAATGGCAAATAAAGAAGTAGCATTTAAGATAGTTGTCGATACTTCCGAGGTAGGCGCAAGCGTAAAGAAGACCACTAAAGGAGTTGAAGAGCTTGGTGAGGCTACCAAGAAGACCTCTAAAGAAATGGGCGGAGGCTTTAGCGCAGCAGCCGATAACGCTAAACAATTAGGTGGTCAGTTAGGCGGTGCAACAGGCGCGGCTTTGGGATTTGCTGCGGGCATTAAGTCAATGACATTGGCGGCTCTTGCGTTCCTTGCTACTCCGTTGGGAATGGCTTTGGCGGCTATCGGTGTTGTTGTTGGCTCAATTATTGGAATCTTTAAGACGTTCTTTGGCGAAACTGAAAGAGGGGCGCAGAAGTTACGTGTTATCATGGCTGGTCTTGGTGCTGTCATGGGTTCGCTTAAAGATGTGATTATCGGAGTTGCCGAGGCGATGATAAAGTTCGTTAAAGGTGACTTTTCGGGTTCAATCAATACGCTGAAAAATTCGTTCACTGGTCTTGGTGACGAGATAGCGAAGGACGTAAAATCAGCTATTGCACTTGAGAAGGCGTTGAACAATCTAAAGGTATCCAACAGAGAACTTGAAGTTGATACGGCTAACCTTCGCGCGGAAATAAAGCGGTTGAACAAGGACGCGGAGGACATCGGGCTATCATTTGAAAAGAGGTCGAAGGCCGCGCGTGATGCGGGCAAGATTGAAGAGGAGTTATTAGCGCGAAGACTTGCCAACGCTGAAGAAGAAGTTCGGATAATCAAGACACAGAACGCACTCAACGAAACCAATGAGGAGGCTATGCAGAAGTTGGCAGACGCTGAAATTAAGCGGGCTAATCTGAAAGCGGAAAGCCTTGAACTTCAAACGACACTCCAAAACAAACTCAATACGCTTGAGCAACAAATAGAAGCGGAAAGGACAGCAAGGGCAACGGCTGAACAAGCTAGAATAAAAGACCTAAACGAAAAGAAAGCGGCAGCCGCTATCGCTGAACTTGAAAGGCTAAAGAAGGAAACAGAAGAACTTGAAAAGCAAGCGGAGATAAAGTTTTCACTTGAAGACAAGGTGGCGGCTAGGGAGGTTGAAATATACCAACAACTCCAAGACGCTAAACTTGCATTGATGGAAGATGGCGAGGCAAAGGAATTAGCACTTGCCGACCTTATTCTTGAAAGGAGATTGGAGGGTATAATGGGCGCAAACGAGATGGAGCGACAACTACGCGACCAACTAGAGGCGATAGGACTAATTGAGAGGCAAGCAATAATAGATAAGTATAATAAGGAAGGCTTAGACAAAGAGAAAGCGCATAACAAGAAAATAAAAGACGAAGAAGAAAAACTAAAAAATATTAAAATACAAGCGGCTTTAGACGTTGGTTCTGCTTTGGGTTCGATAGCTTCGGCAGTAGAAAATCAAGGAAAAGCAGGATTAGCAGCGTCTAAGGTTTTAGCCATTTCGGAACTTGCAATCAGTACGGCTGTATCAATAGGTCAAGCGATAGCAGGGGCAACATCAGCCGCATCCGCAGGGGGGCCAGCAGCACCGTTTTTGTTAGTGTCATATATTTCTACAATGGTTGGTACTGTTGTTGGCGCAATAGCATCGGCTACATCTATGCTAAATAAAGTTCCAGCAGGCGGTTCGGCTGTTACACCAAGTGTTAACGTATCGTCTGCAAGTGCCGCGCCCCCATCATTCAACCCCGTTACAACAAACACAACTGATTTAGGGAATACAAATCAAGCTGAATTGATGCCTATTCAAGCCTTTGTTGTGGAAACACAAGTAACGGGTTCACAGAATAACATAAACCAAATACAAGGACAAGCGGAGTTCGGAGGCGGTTAAACAACAATTTTACAAACTAGCTATTTATCAGCATGGAAAAGTTCCCTTTGATTAACATGACAATTGACGACCACGAAGAAACGGGCGTTGATTTTATTGCATTAGTTGACACACCTGCAATCGAACGTGAATGGATGGCGTTTAACGCCCAAGCACCGAAGCTAGAGTTCAAGGTTGACAACGAAGAACAACGGCTAATTATGGGCGCGATAATGGTAGCCGATTTGCCGATATACCGAAGAGATGAGAACATTGGAGAATACTACGTGCGCTTCGATGCTGATACAATTAAGAAGATTGTACACCGATACTTCAAGAACGGTTACACCTCCAATGTCAACCTAGACCATACCGATAAAGCTGAGGGTGTTTACTTGGTTGAATCATTCATCATTGACGAACGAAAGCGTACTCCCGAAGGATTCGCTAAGTTGCCGAATGGTTCATGGTTCGGAACGATGAAGGTTGAGAATGATGATGTATGGGCGAAGGTTAAAGACGGCACGTTCCGAGGCTTTTCGATTGAAGGAATCTTTACCGACAAATCAGAAAAGGAACTAGACAAAAAGCTGATTGACGAAGTGATTAGAGTACTGTCAGAAGCATAAAATGCAACACCTTCCATGTTTACGCTATTAAGATAGTATAAACGTGAAAAATGGAAAAGACACTAAGAGAACGAGTAACAGCTAAACTTTCAGCAATTAAGAAAGTATTAGCCGAGGAACAAGCCCCCGAAGCCATAGCACTTGAAGACGCTAAACTGATTGACGGAACGATTGTAAGAATCGAACCTGCGATTGAAATAGGCGCAACCGTTCAAGTAATCAGCGAAGATGGTTCAATGGCCGAAGCACCTGACGCTTCGCACGAACTAGAATCAGGTGACGTTATCAAAACTGAAGGTGGTGTAATCATCGAAATCATTCCAATCGAAGCACCTGTTGAAGATGTGGTTGAGGAAGAAATGAGCGAAGAAGCACCAGTTATCGCTGAAGTTCCTAAAGGGCTTAACGTTGAGGAATTGACCAACAACGTAATGAACAAATTGAACGAGGCAATCGTAGCCAAAATCAACAACCTAAAGTTTGCAAGCGTTAAAGAGGTCGCAAGCCTTAAAGCTGAAAACAAGGTATTGAAAGAATCAATGACCGAACTAATTGACATCGTTCAAAAGTTCGCAGGCACACCAACACAAGAACCAAAGAAGAAACCTTACAACCCTTTCGCTGATAAGGAGCCGAGCAAGTTCGATTTCTCTAAGGTTAGACAATCACTAAACAAGTAAAAAAACCTTAAAAACATAAAAAATGAGTTTCAACGTAGCAGGTCTAGTAGACTACACGGCAGAGAATCAATTTGAATTGATGACTGCAACGGTACTAGGTGCAAAGATGATGAGTCTTGCAACCGTAGTACCAAACATTAAAGCACCTTCAAAGCTGCCTCAACTATCACAAACGGTTATCTTCCAAGATGACGCTTGTAGCTTTGCTGCTTCAGGTTCAACCGTGTTCACACAAAGAACATTGACACCAGGTAAAGTAAAGATTAACGATTCATGGTGTCCTAAAGACCTTGAACCGAAATACCTTTCTGCTGAAATGGCGGCTGGCGCACATCACGAATCAGTAACACCTGATTACGTATGGCAAGCAATCATGGCTCAATACACTAAGCAAATCGCAAGAGATATTGACATCGCAATTTGGAAAGGTGAGGACGGAATCGGAGCAGGTAATAACGGTCATTGGGATGGTTATGTAACGCTTCTTTCTTCAGGTACTACTGATGCGGATAGCGGTAACACTATCACAGATTTGGGAGACCCTACACAAGCTGTATCGGCTCAAAAATTGGTTTATCAAGCGGCTGCGGTTGCAGGTCTTACCGAGTTCGATGACTTCAGAGTATTCGTTGGATATGATGACTACGCTGCTTTGGTAACAGGATTGATGAACGCAGGTCTTACATACGGAACTTACCTTAACGGTTTGGGAGGTGCAAACGTAGACCCTAATTCAGCAGATGGACTTAGCTTTCCGGGAACAGGTCTACGAGTTATTCCAGTAGTTGGATTGAACGGAACAAACAAACTTTACGCTGCAAGGTTGAGCAATATGTTCATCGGAGTAGATGCTGAAGGTGACTTCAACAGCCTTGAAACTTGGTACTCACAAGATGACCGAGTTGTAAAGTTGGCAATGGAGTTCAAGGTAGGTGTACAGGTTGCGTTCCCTGCGGAAGTAATCACCATCCTTCCTTAAATTGAATTAACGGGGTCGGGCTTCGGTTCGACCCCATAACCTTTAAAAACAAAAAATATGTCATGTGCACTTAGTCAGGGCTTCGTTTTAGATTGCAAGGACAGCATTGGGGGTTTGAAAAGTGTGCGTTTCTGCACTTTGTCAGACTTTGAATCGCTGAACCCTGCTTATGCAACGGGAGCGGTCACATTTGGTTCACCATCTGCGGTGTTCTACAAATACGAATTAGACAAGGAAGAAAGTTCTTTCAATGATGACCCAACGGCAGGAAGTAACAAAGGCACTTTCTACTATGTACCTTCTTTGACTTTCATTCTGTCTAAGTTAGACGTTACTAAACGCAACGAGATACAATTGCTTTGCAAAAATAGAGTTGTAGCAATCGTTGAAACACGTGAGGCAACCCCACAGTATTGGGCTATTGGTCAAACGAACGGATTAGATTTCACTTCAGGAACAGGAGGTTCGGGAGTTGCGGCTGCTGACTTGAACGGATACACTATGACGTTCACAGGAATGGAGCCTAACCCAATGGTGAACGTTTCATCTACTGATTTGACTAGCATCACTCACTAATATCATTCTTCTCTTTTTCATTGAACCCTGTCTTCGGATGGGGTTTTTTGTTTTCAAACAATTTTACCTATTCGCTATTTACTAGCAAAGACTATCTAAATGGCAACTACAATTACACCTGCAACGCTTACGGTATCAATCACAGAATCCGTTTCGTTAAACAATAAGACATACGGCAACACTAATACGTTGACCATTGCTAACGTTAACGAGATTGATGAACGTATCGTTACCGTTCCGACTTCAGAAATTACGATTGTTAATTATGGTTCAGCTAACGCTGCTGGAACGTTCACCCGTTCGGGTATTGTTTACGGAAGGTTCACGAATAAAGATGATACTAACTTTTTGAGCCTACACATCACATCGGCTACGGATGATGCTTGGATATACTTAGGAGCAGGTAAGACTTTTGAATTACACAACGGTAAGATTGAAACGGCTTCATCGTTTAGTTCATGGGCTGATATTACTTCAATCAGTGCAATAGCTGACACGGCTGCGGTTGACCTTGAATACTTCGTTGCAAGTACATGATAAGACTAACGCAAGATAGCGCGAATCTAGTAGTGGTAACGACAACTGAAAAGGGTAGCGCAAGTCACTACTTGTTTAAGTTCTTTTCGTTGGCTACTAACATCAGCGCGTACTGCGTAGCTGATGACACTTCGCCATATCCTGCGCGTTACAATGCGTTCACTATTACAGATATGGTCAACCCAACAGCAACGGACGCGGAGGTAGATTTAGCAACTGGAGAATACAAGTATTTTATTTACGCTAATTCAAGCGCGGTTAACTTAGACCCGACAGGTTTGACGCTATTAGAATCGGGAATGTGTTTAGTTAGTGGCGTAGTTCCTACAACAACAACTTACGACAACACGGCAACATACGTAGTTTACAATGGCTAATAAAGGAGATAGAACATTCGTGATTGATTTAGCAGCGCATAACGTGCCGCAATTCAAGGAAGAAAGGTCAAAGGACTGGATTATGTACGGTGTCGAAAGACCGTGGAAAAATCGCTATCCTGACTACCTGCTAGACCTTTACAATTCAAGCGCAAAGCATCACGCTATTGTTCAAGGTAAGACCGATTACATTGTCGGCAACGGTTGGATGATTGACGAATCAGGATTGAACACCGAATCAATCGCTAAAATCAACCAATTCGTTAAGCGTCCGAATAGTTCTGAAGACTTGAATACGCTGCTTTTCAAAGCTACATTAGATCTTGAAATTTACGGTGGTTTCTGCTTTGAGATTATCAGCAACAAGACGCTTGAAAAAATTTCAGCGATTTATCATTGTGACTTCGCAAAGTATCGAAAGGCAAAAGATTTAGACGGCTATTACTATTCGGAAGATTGGTCAAAGAATCAACCCGAAATTGAGTACATCGCACCATTTAACCCTGCTAACGTAGGCGGCAAGTCTTTACTTTATGTGAAGTCTTACCATCCAATGGGGCAAGCCTACCCCCTACCTGAATACTTGGGTTGTGTTCCGTACATTGAAATGGATAAGGAAATCGCAAACTTCCATTTGAACTCAATTAAGAACGGGTTTATGGGTGGCACAATGATAAACTTCTTCAATGGGCAACCAACAGAGGAAGAACAATCAGTCATTGAGCGTAAACTTTACGACAAGTTTAGCGGTTCGGACAACGCTAATAAGTTGGTGTTAAATTTCAACGATAGCAAGGAACAAGGCGCGGAGATTATAGCGTTAAACGGCAACGACTTTGATAAGCGATTTGATACATTAAACAAAACGGTTCAAACTGAAATCTTTGCAGGGCATAGAATCGTTGACCCTCAACTATTCGGAATCAAGGAAGACGGTATATTCTCTAGCCGTTCACAGGTTCGAGATAGTTACGAACTATTCCAAAACACATACGTAAACGGGCGGCAAAGGTTCTTAGAAGAAATCTTTAACGGTCTGTTGGGCGTTCAAGGATTTGATGGACGTATTTACATAGCAGATACCGAACCAATCGGGCGCGAGTATTCAGAGGCAACACGCGCGAGCGTAATGACAACTGACGAGATTCGGGAAGATATGGGGCTTGCTCCAGTTACACCCGTTCAAATGTCAACTGAATTACAACTAGCAAAAGAAGACCATGAAATTGAAATGCGTATTTGCGACAGTTTCTCAACTCTTGGTTATTCGTTAGATAAATACGAGATTGTTGGCAAAGGAAAACAGGTTAGATTCAATTCAGAAAGTGAATTACAACGGTCTGAAAAGCTATTAAAACGATACGGATTCGCTTCTGACGCTTTCAACTTTGCGGTATTGGAAATTCTAAAAGAGAACCCTACGGCTACATGGGCGTCAATAGCGGCTCAACTGGAAACTACAATGGAAGAGGTTGTAACGGCTATCCAATCGTTGACAGCATCGAACTTCCTGACCATTGCCGAGGACGTTATATCCGAATCAGCGCAACGCGTGGCAACAATTACACCGCAAGGCACTAACGCCCTATCAAATGCAGACCCTTTGGAGGTGACTTTCAAGGTGGCTTATCGTTACGTTAAGTCAGGCGAAGCAAGCGGAGCAGACGTACTGCCAACTACGCGCGAATTTTGTAAACGCATGGTCAACGAATCAGCGTCAAGGGTTTGGGACAGCGCACAGATTCAACAAGTTGGAATGACGGAAGACCGCAACGTGTGGTTAAGACGTGGAGGCTTTTGGACGCGCAAAGGAACGAACATCACAACGCCTTACTGCCGTCACGTATGGGAGCAAGTTGTAATCAAAGAAAAAGGCTAACATGGCAAACGTTCTATTTATATCAGAAACATTTTTAAAGCAGAACACGCAGGTTAGCGATAACGTTGATGTGAAATACATACGCGAGGCGATACTATGGGCGCAAGATTCAGAGATTCAAACGGTACTGGGAACAACGCTTTACAACAAAATCAAAACAGACATTGCAGCGTCTAACTTAGCAGGTGTTTATTTAACCTTGCTTGAAGACTATATTCAAATTTGCTTAAAGCATTATGTGACTGCCGAATGTTTGGCAATGGCTCACTACAAGGTAACGAACAAGGGGCTACAAATACAAGATTCGGAACAGTCTGCACCTGCATCCACATCAGGCGTTAACTTCCTAGTTGAGAAGGAAAAGAACAAAGCAGAATGGTATAAGCAAAGGTTGATTGATTACCTATGTGAATACACATCAAGCTATCCTGAATACGAGAACCCCGATAGCGGTGTTGATACCATCCAACCGAGTAGAAACAACTTCAGCACTACCATCTATCTAGGTGGAATGTCATATCCTGAAACGCTACGCGAAAAATACCGAGATGTCTAAAAAGAACGAACAGAAATTAAGACAATACCTTGCTAACTCTCAACGAAATACACGCTCAAATAGTAGCACTCGCGAACGCCCATTACCAAATAGCGGAAGTGGGGATGGGAACAATAGCGGAACTACAAGGAAAACCCGATAGGCTTTACCCGTTACTATGGCTGTCTAACGAAGGCGGTTCTTTAGAGGATAACTACAAGGTTGACAACATTCGTCTAACCATGTTCGGGCGCGTTATTGTTGGCGAAGAAGGTCAAGATGATGACGCTTCTGAGATTGAAGTTTTAAGCGATATGCAGTTGATTCTGCTAGACTTTCTAAACTACTTTCATCAGCAACACGGTCAAGAGTATGTAACGGATAAGGCTGCAACGCTTGAACACTTTACGGAACGAACCAACGACAGAACCGCAGGGTACTCTTGCGTTCTTGAACTTAAACAATTCTACGATTGGAACAAGTGCAATATTCCACAATCAGGTGCGGTTATACCTCCAACGATTGACGGGCTAACCCTTTACGATTTTTGCGACCAGTCTGTACTTGATAGGCTGACAGCAGAGCAGAACGCCTGTTTACTTTTAGAGTTTGGTAATTGCGCTGACGCAACCGTAGAAAATAGCGATGCAAGCTATTCAACAACGGTAGCAAGTGGAGCAACGTTGGTATTGCCAAACATTGACTTTACTGATTCTGACGGCACAACTACAAGTGTTCCGAGTGTTCAAAATATAGTAGCAACACCTATACCACCTTGCGCAGATGCAACGGTTGAATTGAACGGTGTTGAAATGACAACGATACCGTCAGGAGACACGGAGAATATTAGTATTCGCCAATCTTCAGGAGCGACCGAGGTAGGTTCAAAACAGGGAACTCATTGGAGAATAGACGACAGCGCAATAAGCATAAACGGCTCACCTGTTGCAGATGTTAAAGCTGAAGATTCTTTGGACATTGACGTAACTCAAGACGGTTCACCCGTTGGAAGTTGGAACGGTAGCGCGTGGATTGTGCCTGCTCCGATTGCGCCTTCGTTATCAATTGAAGTGTTTTCAGATGCAGGATATACCGTTCCAGTTACAACATTAAACTACGGTGCAACTGCTTATATTAAGCTAACGCCAACGGGTATAACTCCAACTACTTATAGTTTCTTTTTCGGAAATGGAACGAAGAACGCGCCACAGGTTACGCAAGTAGGCGACTCACTTGCATGGGTAATTACACTTACTGGTACAATTACTATTTCAGCAACGGCAACCGATGGAACAGATGCCACGGCAGATGCAACACCGTTTACGCTTACTTCCACCATTGTAATTACCAACTCGATGAAGTTCGATGGGGTTAACGATACAACTTTAGCAACCCCATTAATAACCTACAATCAAGATTTCAGCGTTTCGTTTTGGTTTAAAATGAATAGTGCGGCAATTACCAATTCGCTATTTTCAATGGGTATTAAATACAACTCAAGTAGATTAGCCATTACGGTTTTTTACAACATAAATAAAATAGCTGTATTGAGTAGTGGAAATGGATGGAACTTAAACAGGAATGTTGCTTGGACTGGAGACACGAATTGGCATAATCTTATTGTAACAAACAACAACTCAACCAAAGCAAAAGAAGTATTTATTGATGGTGTTTCAATTGGTATTCCGAACAATGATGCACTTTCTGCTGATTTCGACTATTTGATGCTTGGGTATGGTTGGGGAAATAATTACGGCAACGTTAATATTGCTGACTTCAATATACATAACTCAATTCTTACTGCGCCACAAATAGCAGCATTGCAAACGGTTGGGGCTACAAGCGCAAACTCCGTACAACGTTGGATATTTAACGAGGCAGTTGGAACTACAAGCGGAGCAGTTTCGGATATTGTAGCAGGGCAAAAAATGAACCTTAGAAATATGCTTGCACCCAACGGAATAGTAGCAGATGCACCATGAGAAATAAATACGCGGTAATACTAATTGAACACTTCAACCAAGAAGAAATTTCAGGTGTTTATTCCATCATTGATGAGCGTGAAACATACGCTATAATTGAATATACAACCGAACCCGACCCAATAGGCGATGGTTGGGTAATATTTTCGGGAGAAGATGCCAATGTGAAATGCGCTGAATACTTAAATGAAACCAATGAGTAATGGCACAGCATAATATGAACGTCAATAATTAATGAGTAATGGAACAGGTATTTACATCTTTAGCAGATTATGGAATGGCTGGAATCATATTAATGATTCTGCTTTACTATTTAAACAAGTTGACTGACATACACCGTGAAGAACGCAAGGAGTGGCAAACAGCCAACGATAAGCACGTGGAGAAGTTCAGTGATGTTATTTCTGAAAGCACAAAGGCATTGACTGAAATGCGTTCAGAGATACGCGAAAACAAGTGTAAGATTGGGAATTAAATACTGCGAGGTTAAACCGATAGAATGTGACTGTCATGAAAAAGCAAACTGTAAATACTTTCAGAGCGCGAACACGCAAGAAGTTAAGACGACACAAAAAGAGCGTAAACAAACACGCAAGCGTTAAACGATATAAAGGACAAGGGCGATGATGGCGTTACTATGTAGGCAATACTATCCGAAACAAGTGATAGGCACGTTAACGCTAACGGATGAAGATAGCGGTGCTGAAGTCTTTAAATGTAGGACAATTGAACTACCTGACCTTAACAATCAACGTAGAATTAGCTGCATACCCGAAGGGCATTATGACGTTGACTTTCACGTGTCGCCAAAGTTCGGTAAGTGCTTTTGGGTTAAAGATGTTTTAAACCGTTCTGAAATTCTGATACACGCGGCTAATTACGTTGGTTCACCTAATCCGAAAACTGGTCACGCTGATTTGTTGGGCTGCATCGGGGTTGGGTCACGGATTGGTGATATTACTGGCGATGGAATACCCGAACTATTGGATTCAAAGAACACATTAAAGAAACTATTAGAACTTGCACCTAATGGGTTCGTGTTGGAGATTACACAATGAAAATAGATTACAGAACGATAATTATAGTCGCATTAATCGCGGTGGTTGTCGTGCTTATTCTACTAGATAGGGGTTGCGGCAATCGACCAATTCAACAAGACCGTAAATTCATCTACGATTCTTTGGAGCGCGTAATCAAATCTAAGTTGCCACCACCTGACACTATTCAAGTTGAAAAAGTTGTGACTAAATGGATTAAAGGCGCAAAAGTAGTTGATACCATCTACGTTGAAGGCTCAACCGTTTATGTTTACAATGATACGCCAATAGACACGGCAGCGATTCTAAGCCACTATTTAACGCAAGCGGTCACGTATATCGACACGATTAGAGATAGTTCATTACAAGCGGTTATTTTAGACACCATCTTTAGAAACAAGATTGTAGGGCGAAAGTTTGAATACAAGATACTTCGACCACTTGAAATTCAGAACATTGACAACCGCGACAAGTTCCAGTTGATTGCTTCGTTTCAAGGTGGGGGCGGTATGAGTTACGCCAATGTTCCAAATGCTTTAGCGGCAGGTGTTGATTTGGGGTTGAAATTCAAGTCCGGCACATACTTCTCCGTTGGTTACATGGCAGGAACAGGACACTTCGCAACCATCCGAGCAGGTCAGGTTATCCGACTACGTAAGTAATCCTTACACGTTCATATTTTAACCGTGTTCACGTTTTGTGAACGTGGCTATTTTGTGAACGCCCCTAAAAATAATTTTTCATCAATTGTATTTCGTAACAAATAAAGACTTAGATTTGTCGTAATAACAAACTAATTAACCAAATGAAATACAATCAAGAGTTCCTTAACGAACTATCAACCAACCTTCCTTATCTCTTTTGGAAGAAACTAGAAATCGAGGTTAACAAGTACCGCAAGATTGACAGCCGAATACCACTATCAACCATCAAGGATGCTTGTAAGGTTGAGCGATTAGGTAAGGCGAAATCAAACGGCAAAGATAGTTACATCAATAAAGATGTGATTATTGAGAAGGCAATTGCGCTAAAGAAATCAATGACCAAATGAAACATGAAATCAATTCAATCATTGAATCAGCGGCTAACCTACGCAACTCAATCACGGAGGTTTATGTTGAATCAATCCAAAGGCAAATTGAAAGGAATAAAGAGTTTCAAGAATCAATCACTAAACAACTAAACGACAATGGAAATCACAGACTTCACAGAGAAGATTCAACGCAACGCTAAGTCGCATTTCACAAGACAGGCAGCGCAAAAGGTCAAATCAATGATTAGCACCAACTGCGGAATTGATGAGGTGTTAGTGTCTAACGAGATATTCAGCGACATTATCGAAGCAACTGGAATAACGCCAACAATCGGAAGCGTTTACAAGTTCATTCGGATTCAAGACTTAGGCAACAATTCAGTAGATATTCAAACAGCTAAATAAAACAACTATGAGAAAATTAAGAGTAGATGAAATTGACTTTCGAGTTGGTACAATCGGTAAGTCTGCTAATGGCGCGTATTGCACGTTACTAGCTTACAAAGATGCAAGGGTTGATATGTCAATGCTTGACGAAGTATTCGGGCGTGACCTTTGGCAAAATGAATACAAGAGAGATTCTAAAGGAGTGCTTCAATGTGGCATAGGTATCTACAACAAAGATATTAACCAATGGATTTGGAAGTGGTCAAACGGTACTGAAAGCAATACTGAAAAGGAAAAGGGCGAATACTCGGATGCTTTGAAACGTGCTGGCTTTGTTGTTGGGGTTGGTCGAGAACTTTACGATGTGCCTACATTGTTTGTTAACCTAACTAAGGATGAGTTCTTTGAAAAGGATGGCAAGGTTAGACAAACATCCAAGTTTAAGCCTAATGAGTGGAGCTGGGAAATCACAGACCAACACGTTAAAGCAAGTGACTCAACGGGGCAAAGGGTGTTTGCTAAATTTGGTAGAGGGGTTCAAACTGCACCACCTCAAAAGCAAACTGCACCACCTAAAGCAACCGTTGCAAAATCTGCACCAGTTCCGAAAGGTGAAAGGGTAATCGTTTCAACAGGTGATGACATTTACAACGCGATTGTGAAAGCACTTTCAAACGACAAAGGAACACTTGAACAGGCGGTTGATAAATACAACGTTTCACAGGACGTTCAAAAGTGGATTAAAGCCGAGGTAATCTTAGCAAAGGAATCATTTGAAAAGGCGTGATGAGCAAAGAACTATTTAACCAATTAAGAGAAGAAGAAAATGAAGAAATCACTTTACAACATCGAAGCCGAATACTTAGAGATTGCGAACCAATTGGAGGATGGGGAACTATCACCCGAACTGGAAACGGCTCTAGCGATAAACAAAAAGGAACTGCAAGGAAAGGCGATAGCTTACGCCTACGTGATTAAAGACAGCGAAGATACTGTAACTGCTATTGATGCAGAGATAAAGCGTTTACAAGGGCTTAAAAAGACTGAGCAGAACAAGGTGAAAAGATTAAAGGACACAATCCAAAACGCAATGGAGCTGTATGGTATCACAGAAATCAAAACGGAAACGCTGAAACTCAACTTTAGAAAGTCGGAAGGGGTTGTTTGTACGTTTGATAATCCTCAAAAGTTTGATAGTTGGTGGGATGTTCAAAAATCATTAATAGGAGAAGAATTTGTAACAACAGTTCCAGAGTTGTCAAAGCCTAATTTAACAGCCATCAAAAAGGCTATAAAAGAAGGTATTGAGATTGAAGGGTTTGAGATTGAAGAACGTTGGTCATTGCAAATCAAATGAAACCTAAAACAATCATTCTAAAGGCGCAGGTTGAAAGCGTTTCAAGTAGGCGAGATAATACGCTCAAGCTAACCTTTGGCACGATGGAGTTGAAGGAAGGCGCGGAACTATTCGCGCTTCAGAATAAGATGGTTAACTTAGCAATCAATGTACTTGACATTTCCGATTCCGATATTGAACTTCTTGCATCGAATAAATTCGGGGTTGAAGATTTGCCGAACAAGAAAAGCCAGTCTAAGCGACTTCGTGACGTAATCTATGTACTAGGTCAACAATTGGGAGAAAGTGATTCAGAGGCGTTCTATCAGCGTAAGATGGAACAGATTATAGAGTTTTACAGAAACAAACTAGAACCATGAAACAAGAATGGATAAGCGTAAAAGATAGACTGCCTGAAATAGACAACGAGTATATTGTTGCGCTAGATTTCCTTGAAGTAAAAAGTACAACTATGAATTTTATGTCACTACCTTCTAAGTGGTACACGATGTCTAGTATAGATGTTAGTAAACGGGTAACTCACTGGATGCCACTACCTGAGCCACCAAAGCCATGACAACAATAAAAGTCTATTCGTTCTTCGCACTATGCGCGGTTAAGGCTATATTACAAACAGTTAAACAATCAATTAAACAATCAATATGAGTTACGAAGTAAAAGGTAAATTGAAAAAGGTGTTGCCAGTTCAAACAGGAACACCAAAAGCAGGTGGTGAAGATTGGAAGAAAGTTTCTTTCGTTGTCTCAAATCAGGGAGGCTACGAAGGGCGCGAACAACTATTTTGCTTTGAGATATTTGGGGCTGAAAAAGTGGACAACTTCAACAAGTTCAACAAGGAAGGAAGCGAAGTGTTGGTTAAGTTTGAAATTCGCACGAATGAATATCAAGGCAAATACTACACATCGTTGTCAGCGTATCGCGTTGAATCGGGCGAACGTGTTGAGCAAGCACATCAAACGCCATTAGCAGGAACTAACTACAATGGCGAATATTCAGACGACCCGTTTTGAGGCGAGCCGCGAAAGTAGATTCTAATCAATCCGAAATAGTTGCAGCCCTGCGGAAACGTGGGGCTGTTTGCTTGATTGTAAGCCAACTAAAGAACTGTTTCGACATCCTAGTATGTTTTAACGGTGAAGTGTTCATGGTGGAGATTAAAGATGGTTCTAAGCCTATTTCAGCGCGTAAGTTAACCGAAGGCGAGCAAGAGTTCAAGGCTAAAATTGAATCAGTAGGATGCAAGTATTGGGTAATTGAATCGGTTGAAGATGCTATTTCCATGCTAGAATCAAGCACGAAGTGAATTATTTTCACATTAGGTTAACTTTTTCTTTGCGGTGTCGAATTAGTATGTAGATTTGTCGTAATAACAAACGAAAACAACAACAAATGAAACTAACATTCAAACGCATAACTTGGCGCGGTCATAAACTAGAAGTCACAGGATACTCAAACGGCAGCGATACCGAACTAGAATCAATCGAAGGCATTACACTACTTGATATGTACCTAGAGGCTAACGATGCAGCATTAGGACAAATTGAAACCCTATTCGCGGAGGCTTGCAATGAGATTGACGAGGACGCGGTGTATGAGTTTAGACAAGGAAATAAATAAACGAGATGGAATACAAAGAGTTTTTAAAGACCAAGAAGAAGGGATTCATATCAAGTGGATTTGAACCAACTGAATTGAATAGTAATCTATTTGACTTTCAAGAGTACATTGTAAGAATAGCACTTAGAAAAGGTCGGTTTGCAATATTCGCTGATTGCGGATTAGGGAAGACTTTGATGCAGCTTGCGTGGGCTGATGCCGTTAATAAACACACTGGCGAAAAAGTATTAATACTTGCTCCATTGGCAGTTGTTGCTCAAACTAAAAAAGAGGCTATTCGATTCGGCATTAACCCCGATTCATTCGACATTACCAACTTTGACCAATTAAAGAATACGGACGTTTCTATTTATTCAGGTGTTGTACTTGATGAAAGTTCTATACTGAAAGGCAAGGACGGTAAACTATCTTCAATGATAATCGACCTATTCAAGAATACACCTTACAAGTTAGCTTGTACCGCAACACCATCTCCAAATGACCATATGGAGCTAGGTCAACATTCGGAGTTCTTAGGAGCAATGACATATCTTGAAATGCTTGCAATGTACTTTGTACATGATGGTGGTGAAACGTCTAAATGGAGACTTAGAAAACACGCTACCGATGACTTTTGGAAGTATGTTTGTACGTGGTCAATATCACTTGATAACCCTAAAACATTGGGATTCAATGGGGATGGTTACGAGTTACCTGAAATAGAATACGTTGAGCATATTATTCCAGTTGAGAACAATACTCAAACGCTATTCGGTGATGTTGCTGTTTCTGCTACTGACTTACATAAAGACCTTAATCGTTCATTTGATTTGAGAGTTGAAAAGACTTTAGAATTAGTAAACTCAAATGAACAAGTAATTGTTTGGGGGTTGAAGAATCTAGAAACCGACACATTAGGTAAGTTGATTGACGGCGCTAAAAATGTTCAAGGTTCTGATTCACCTGAATACAAGGCTACTAATCTAAACGGATTTGCTAATGAAGATTTCAGAGTGCTTGTTACTAAGACTTCAATCGCTTCATTCGGCATGAACTACCAGCAGTGTAGTAATATGGTATTCATGTCTTACGATTTCAAGTTTGAGGCGTTCTACCAAGCCGTTAGAAGGTGTTACCGATTTGGACAAAAGAATAAAGTAACGGTTCATATCTTAGTTCCTGAAAGCCAAGTAAATGTTCGTAAAACAATACTTGAAAAAGAGGCGAAGCATAAGCAAATGATTCACGAAATGAGCCAGTATTCAGCTAATGCAGATTACAAACTAAACAAATCAAGAGTAACCATAAACAACAAAGAAATGAAAACAAAAGACTATCACGTTATCAATGGAGATTGCGTGCAAGAAACATCAAAACTAGACACCGATTCAGTTGACTTGGTTGTATTTTCTCCACCTTTCGCGGAGTTATATGTGTATTCCGACAAGGAAGAGGACATGGGAAATGTTAAGAATTATCAAGAGTTTGAGAAGCACTTTAAATACTTGATTCCTGAATTGAAACGAGTTCTTAAGTCTGGGCGTATTTGCGCTGTTCATTGTATGGATTTACCAATTCAGAAAGGCAAAGAAGGTTACATTGGATTGCGTGACTTTAGCGGTATGCTGATTGAGTGGTTCACAGAACAAGGATTCATCTATCATGCTAAGACAACTATATGGAAGAACCCAGTAACTGAAATGCAGCGAACTAAGGCATTAGGATTGCTTCATAAAACAATAAAAAAGGATTCAGTAATGTCAAGAGTTGGGATTCCTGACTACGTTTTATTCTTTAGAAACGAAGGAGATAACGAAGTGCCAATTCAGCATCAAGATAAAGACCATAATAAGCCAAACTTTCTACCAGTTGACCTTTGGCAGAAATACGCTTCTCCTGTTTGGATGGATGTTGATTATGGTAGAACACTTCAATACCGTTCAGGTAGGGATGGTAACGATGAAAAGCATATTTGCCCATTACAACTTGATACGATTGAACGAGTAATTCACTTGTATTCAAATGAAGGAGAAACGGTTCTAAGTCCTTTCGGTGGTATTGGTTCTGAAGGCTTTCAAGCATTGAAAATGAAACGCAAATCAATATCAATCGAGTTAAAGGAAAGCTACTTTAAACTGAATGAGGCTAACCATCGCGCAGCAGTTGAAGAAATGAATTCTGTATTAACACTATTCTAACCATGAAAGAGCAAGAACGAAAAGAGATAATTGAGGCGTTGGTTTTCAAACGTTCTCAGTTCTCTAAAGATGCACCTAGACTAACAGAACTCATTCAAGCAATGAAGAAGCTAAACTGCGAACGTGCATTAGACGAACTAACCAAACTATCAATCAAAGAGTTGGTACGTAAGTGTTGCGAGATTGTAGGTTACGAACTAACGGAAGCAAACAACGCTTCTAGGCTGCCAGTTTACGTTGAGAAACGAAGGGCGGTTCTGTACTTTATCTACCAGTCGCACGAATACAATTCACAAGTATTTACGCAAGTGGCGAACGAGTTTGGAAAGGATAGAACGTCAATGTTACACCATGCTAAACGTGCTGAACAGATGGTTCAAAGTGGCGATAGATTATTCGCTATTCACTACGGTAAACTAATCAACCATCAATTTGAATCTTTGGCTGCTTAATAGTTGCTGAAGTCAATTGATAAGCGTATATTTGAGGCTTAATCCAATGTTGCAGGTTGGAAAACTTAAGAAGAATTTTAAACCCATTGGGGGCGGTGCTGCAATCACTAAACCCACTGGGTTTTTTTATGCCTAAAAAATGGATAACCTAAAGTGGTTTAAATTCAGTCCTTCCCATTGGTTTATGGGGCGTATTCAAAGATGTTCGGAAGTTTCACAAGCTAGGTTTATGCGGTTGTGCTGCATTTACTGGACAAATGAGTGCATCATGCACGTTGAGGATGCAGAAATAGAAATGGGAGTTGATGAGTTCAAAGAATTGATACGCCTTAAAATAATAGAACACGATGATGATGGTTCTATTCAGATTAAATTCTTAGACGAACAATATGAAGATTGTACTGACATAAGTAATAGCCGTTCTAAGGCTGCAAAAGCACGATGGAACAAACCAAAAGCAAAGCAAGTTAATGCAAATGCAATGCAAAATAATACAAGTGCAATGCAAGGTAATGCAGATAAGACTAGAATAGAAGAGAATAGAGAAGAACAGATAACACTAGAAACGGAGTTCGACCTTTTCTTTAAAGCATACGATAAACAAGAGGGGCGTGTACCTGCTCAACGTGAATGGTCTGAAATAGATTCAAGAGAATACTCTAAGATACTTTTACACGTTGGTAAGTACGTAGCCGCAACACCCGATAAGAAATTTAGAAAGTTACCTGTTAATTACCTAAAGGATAGAACTTGGTTAGACACTGAATTACCAAAGCAAAAGGAAACAACGGAAAAACCAAAATCAAACAACTCTGTTTTTATCATAGATAAGGATGGAAGCACACGTTTAAGGTCAGCACTATGAAAACACTAATCAACTGGTTAGACATCGAAGTAAAAGGCAATAGAACGGGGTCGAAGAAAAGCACGTGTCCAGCTTGTAGCCCAACACGCAACAACAAAACAGACAAATGTTTGTCCGTTGACTTCGAGAAAGGATTAGCACATTGCCATCACTGCGAAGCGGTATCATTCAAAGAAGAAAAGACGTTTGAGAAACCTACTTACGTTGAGCCTCCACAAGATTGGCAAAACCATACTAATCTAAGCGAAGGCATGGTTAAGTGGTGTGCTAGTCGTTCTATTCCACAGCGTACGTTGATTGAGTTCGGTATCACTGAAGAGAAGCAATGGTTACCGCAAACCAACAAAGAAACAAACTGCATTGTGTTTAACTACTTTGAAGGGTCTAAGGTTGTCAACAAGAAGTTCCGAGATTCAAAAAAGAACTTTACTCAATCAAAGGACGGTAAACGATTGCTTTACAATATCAACGCGGCAATAGGTCAAAAGACGCTATACATAGTCGAGGGCGAATTTGATGTGTTGGCAATGCACTCACAAGGAATCAAGAACGTTGTAAGCCTTGTCAACGGGGCGAACGACCATGATGAACAATGGATTAACAGCGAAAAGTACATAGCTGATATTGAGCGTTTCATTATTGCAACCGACAACGATGAGAAGGGTTTAGATGTACGCGCCAAGATAGCACACAGATTAGGTAAGTACCGTTGTAGTTTCATTGATTGGCAGCATAAGGATGCGAACGGTTCACTTCAGAACGGAACATTCGAGCAAGATATAAAGGCGCAACAATCGTTTCCAGTTAGCGGAACGTTCAAAGTTGAAGACTTGATGGATGGTATAATTGACCTTTACGATAACGGGCTACCAAAGACAATATACCCAAAGCACGAATCATTCGGTAATATGAAAAACATTTTCAGTGTTATGCGTGGTCAGCTTACAACAGGCACGGGTGTTCCTTCGCATGGAAAAAGTAATTTTACAGAGTGGTACGTGCTGAATCTTTGCAACGACTACAATATGAAAACGAGTTTCTTCAGCCCCGAACATTCGCCAATGGAGTTACACCAAACTACATTCATTCAAAAGGTTATCGGTAAGAACTTTTGGAAGGAAATGGACGGAGTGCCACGGATTGACAAAGACGACATTGCGCGTTATAAAGAATGGGCGAACGAAAAGGTTTATCTAACCACTGCTGAAAAGGGTGTTGTACCTAACTGGGATTGGTTGCTTGAACGGTTCAAAGAACAGCTATTCACATACGGAATAGACATCTTTGTAATTGATGCTTTTAACAAAGTTGAACTACCGAAAGGAAACAAGATTGATGCCATTGGCGAAGTACTGACTAAGCTAACGATGTTCTGTCAGATGAACGATGTGTTGGTGTTCTTAATCGCGCACCCTACAAAGATGAAACGCACAGAAAATGGCGAGGTCGAGATTCCAAGCCTTTATGATGTGTCAGGTAGTGCCGACTTTAGAAACCAAACTCATAACGGTTTTGGAATATACCGCCATTTTGATAACCCAGAAACTGGCGTAGATGGTTACACTTCATTCTTTAACCTAAAGACAAAGTTTAGCTTTCAAGGCGAAATAGGTAAGCAAGTAGATTACAGCTATCACATACCGTCAGGACGTTACTACGCTAAAGACACGGGCTATCAACCCTTCGACTTTACACGTGAGCGAATACTAGAAGACAATCCAATTATTCACAAATCAGCAATGAAACCAAATGAAGCATTCTATGACATTGACGACATCGAAGATGAGCCGTTCTAAAAGCCTATTCAAACTATTACGCGAAGGCGATGAAACCGCAATAGCGTTTCTTGATAACCCAACACCCGAAAACGGATGGAGGTATGTTGAGAATCGTTTAGAACTGGAACGAAGGTGTAATACACGAATCAAATACTTCATCAAAAAACAATGATACTATCAGCGATAATCATTTCCGCATTACTCATCATTGTTTTGATTGTAGTATTTGAGTGCATTGAAAATAATTGATTTGATAATCAGTCACTTAGCTAAATAAAGTAGGCAAACGCATAAATAAATTTGCATGGTATGTAAGTAATTGCATATATTTGTCAGGCAATAAGGCAATAACCACTAAACGAAACACAATGAGCAACGAGACTAATATCAACAGGATAATATGCAACACCTTTAGCCAAGCACAAACTCTGAATAAGTTCAAAACATTTGCTAAGATTTTCAGGTCAACTATTGACCCTAACTTTAGCGCTGAATTGACAAATAACTATCGTAATGGTATGACCTTCGAGGACTGGGCTAGCTATAGAGTGGGGGATGATGATTTCAACTACCTAGAAGAGACCGTTAAAGCAGAGTTCATACGATTGGCTAAGGAAAAAGGAATCTACTCAGAAACGTGCCCGTACTTCGGCAAATCAAACTAAAAATGAAGAATGAGCAACCTACTAATTGATATACTTGATTTGTCAGGTGTTGAACTACCTGACAATTGGAAAACAAGCAAACAGAGTATGGATTCTTTAACAACTAAACCAACCAACCAAATGACAATCAAGCAAATCAAAAAGGAACTAAGGATAAAGAATGCTGACATCGCTAAGGCTTTCGGGTATGTTAATGCGAATAGTTACGCAACGTCAACGGCTAAACCACGGCTGCAAAAGGGGATTGAGTGGCTGTACGAAACGATTAAAAACAACGAGAAATGACACCACTAACAGGTAAAGCAAAGGAAGCTTTTAGAGCGTATTACGTTGACCAATACCAAGAAGGCACATTTCGACAATACGAATGGTTCAAAGACCTACCAGAATCGTTTATGTGGGGTGCGTATCAAGATTGGGCTGATAGTTTGGGGTATGAATTATACATAAGCAAAGAACACCCCTTAGAATACTTTTGG